CACAGGAACATCTTTAGCTTCTAACACAGCTATCACAGACTTTTCTGATTTATCATTCACAGGTGTTACAATTACTGCAAGAGGTGCATTAATTTATAATGACACTGCAACTGGAGATCCAGCTGTAGCGGTATTAGATTTTGGCGGTGATAAAACTGCATCTGCAGGAACATTCACTATTCAGTTCCCCGCATTTACAACGAGTGCAGCAATATTGAGAATCGCTTAATTTTAAAGGAGGTGCCTGCTATGGCGAACATTACTAATTTGTTTTTCATAGCGGGTCTTCCGTTCGACCCAGGAGCTATTTATGGCTAATAATAACTGGGGTCAAGGTGATTGGGGAATAAATAATTGGGGCGATCAAGCTGATACAATTTTTTCTGCTACAGGTTTAAGTGTAACACTTTCACAAGGCGTTACTATTGAGCCTACGGCTGAAATTAACGAAGGTTGGGGTAGATTAACCTGGGGTGAAAATGCTTGGGGAATAGCAGGAGATATTTTTGCTTTAGGTCAATCAATGACTGCAAGCATTGGTTCTGTTACTGCTAATTTTGGTTCTTCGGTAATTCCAACTGGTCAATCTTTATCAGCTGTTCAAGGAACAGCCACTACAATAGAAATTACAACTGAGTTTGAACTTACTGGACAAGCTGCAACTTTATCACTAGGCACTACTTCTGAAATTGCAGGAGATGCAAATGTTTCAGTCACAGGCATAAGCACAAATACCAATGTTGGTTCAACAACAATTGATCCAGACTTTTTAATTGGTGAAGGTTGGGGTAGAGGAACTTGGGGCAATAGAGTATGGGGTGGTGCTTACACTGTAATAGCACAAGGCCAATCTTTAACTACATCTCAAGGCACAGCGATAGGTAAAACTGATGTAGATGTATCAGTAACTGGTTTAGATTTATTAACAATTACTCAAGGATTAAGTTCTATACAAATTGATAATGATGTTTTTGTATTTGCATCAGAAGATCAATTAGATTTAAGTTTAGGAAATCAGTCATTAGAACAATCAACAAATGAAAGCGTTTCAGGACAAGCACTTTCAGGTTCATTAGGAACAGTGGTGCCTGAGCCAAAAATTCCTGTAGATGTAACAGGGGTATCTGCCTCATTAACCCTAGGTTCAATAACACTAATTCAAACAACTGTTGAATCAGTGACTGGTCAATCAGCAACTTTAACCGCAGGCCAAGTATCTCAAGAAACGGCTTACCCTGTAACCACTGCAGGGTTATTAAATACATCAGCTGGATCAGTAACTGTTGTCGGTACTGCGGGTATACCTGTATCTGGTATAGGCTTGACGGCCAATATTGGTTCGGTTAATATTACGGCATGGAGCGAGATTGAGACTGGAGTAAATAATACATGGACCCCAGTTGATAGGGCTGCATAATTTTGTTAAAATAGGAGATATATGACATCAAGTTATTCAACAGATTTAAAACTAGAATTAATGGTAACTGGCGAAAATGCTGGTACATGGGGTGATAAAACTAATACAAACTTAAACTTAGTACAACAAGCTATTGCAGGTGTAGAATCAATAACACTTACTGATGGTGGAACAAAAGCACTTGTCATGACAGATGCTACTATATCTGATGCTAGAAACATGGTTTTAAAACTTGCAACTATTACATTAGGAAGTGCAAGTAATTTAACTATACCTGATGGAATTGAAAAATTTTATATTCTAGATGCAACAGCAGTAACTAATCCTACAAACTTAACTTTTAAAACTGCATCAGGAACAGGATTCACTTTAGACGCTGCAAAGATTTACGCAGCATACGCTGATGGTACAAATATTGTTGAAGTATCACTTGATACTTTAGGAGGCACAATAGGAACTGCTCAAATTGCAGACAACACAATTACTGCAGCTAAAATTTCAAACAATGCAGTAACAACAGCTAAAATTTTACAATCAAATGTTACAACAGCTAAACTTGCACAAAACGCTGTAACGGCAAATCAAATTACACAATCAACAATTACGCAAGCTAAGTTAGCTGCAAACTCTGTTGGACCAAATCAATTACAATCAACGGCAGTAACTGCAGGAGATTATACAGTTGCTTCAATAACTGTTGATGAAGATGGAAGATTAACTGCTGCATCATCTGGAAGTGCAGGTGGGGGAGCTTTTCAATTATCTATTGCTGCATCAGGACCTGATTCAGGAAATTTTACAGCTAATCCAGCTACAAACGTTATTACAGCTTATGCTGCTGGTGGCGGAGGTGGACAAGGATATGGACCAGGTGGATCTAGCCCAGGAAGAAGCCCAGGGGGATCAGGGGCTGCTGGTTATTTCATCGTGCCTATTACACAACCTTTTGGACCTCAACCATGGAACGCTGGTGGCGGTGGTTCAAGCCCAGGATCAGCTGGATCGTCTGGTGGTTCAGGAGGTGGTTCAAGTTTAGCTGGCACTAATATTTCTGCGCCAGGAGGTGGCGGAGGACCAGGGCCTGGACCTGCAGGAAGTAGCAATAACATTACTCCAAGTCCAACCGCTCTTGATATGAAAGGAAATAATTTCTTTTCACATGAAACAGGGGCAGGTGGTTCAGGAACTGGTGGTAAAGGATTTTTATTAATTTACGAAAACATAGCAACATAATATGGCAATAGCAATTTTTGACAAAAATACAAATCAATTTCATAAGTGTTTAGAAACATCATCTAAAGTTACTGAGTGTGGTTATGATAATGCAGATTGGTGGAAGAACGTAACTGTTTCTGATTCTGATTGGGCAGCTATAATTGCTGGAACTAAATTGCCTGTGTCAGTAAATGATTCAAATGAAATTTCATGGCAAGAAAATTTAACTGCAATTAGCATGGGAATAGAAACTTTTAAATCACATTTATCAGGTGTAATAAATGTTTTAGATGCTCATTTACAAGCTAAAAAATTTGCATCTTATTCAGGAAGATCAGAAATCCAAGCTTATAGAGATTGGCTACATTCATTAGATTTGGATTCTATTACTTTTCCTATCACTGATAGATTTGAAGATTGGGTAACCGCACAAGGTGGAACACCTGTTTCTCAAGTTACTATACCTTAGTCATTTACAATTCTTTTATATTTGATATGTATGTTTTATGTTTGAAAATAACATAAAGTTTTTATCTCCATTTTTAGATATTGAAAAACCTATACCTGCAAAAAGAAATATACCCGAGTGGTTTAAAAAACTAGAACATTACCACGGACACAATACAGTAAAAGGGTGTATGCCTTTTTTGGATTCACTTACGGCAGGCTATATAATTAAATTACCTGTTGATTTGAAGATAAGGCATAATGTAATTAACCCTGAAACTGGATTTAGAGATGGGGAACAAGTAAGTGCATTAAAAGATTTTCAACCAAATGTTTCAGAAGTAAAGTTAAACATTAATCAAAAGTTAGAAATTCATCAACCTTTTCAAATGGCTGGTAGTCCATTGTTAGAAAAAAATAAAAATTTACCGATACATAAATTTGTTAATCCTTGGACCATACAGACTCCCAAAGGATACTCATGTTTATTTATAGCTCCTTTAAATAATAGAGATGATCGTTTTGAAGTATTATCAGGAATTGTAGACACTGATATACATAAATTACCTGTTAATTTTCCTTTTATAATTAATACTGATAAGTATCCTACGTTAGATACTATAATAAAAAAAGGTACTCCAATAGTACAAGTAATACCTTTTAGGAGAGATTCATGGAAAATGTCTATTGAAAAGCAAAAAGATAAAAGATATAGTTCAGAGATAGTCAAATTTTTTACCTCCTTAATTGATCGGTATAAAAATAATATTTGGCAAAAGAAAAAATGGAATTAAAAAAATACATAAAAATTATTGATAACTCAATGCCTATTGAGGATATTGCAAATCTAGTCAAGTTTGTAAAAAGAGTAGATTTTAAACATGCGCAAGTAGGGGCTGACGGCAATGTAAGACCTGATTTAAGAAAAGTTCATGATTATGGTTTAGAAAATTTAAAACCATCTTTAACTGAAGCAAAATGGAGTAATTTTTTAAGATATATTTTTACTAAAGCAATAAGAAAATATATAAATGATACAGTTAAAAAAAATGCACATGAAATAGGTACAGGAGTCGTAAAAGAAGTTACAGCTTTAAAGTATGAAGAGGGTGGGTTTTATATTTATCATACGGATTATTTTGATGCACAACCAAGACAATTTAGTTTAATATTAATGTTAAATAATGATTTTGAAGGTGGTGAAATTGTTTTTACTACACCTTCTTATGAGGAAGAAT